AAATTGATCATCCGGTCCTGGTTCTTGGACATGTTGATGACGTAACAGTCGAACTCTGGAGACAAGGGGACGGGCCTTGGGACAATGGGAAGGGACTTTGTTTGGATCTGGAGGAACAGGAGGGCCATCACCACGACCGCGGCCACAAGGATCACTGGGTTCATTACTAGTTGTATGGAAAATAAAGGCGTGCGACGCCAAGTCATAAGAGAATGCAAAGCTATGAACGCTTCACACATACCGAACATATCCTCAAACGGCCAGACACCTATGTTGGATCCTTGGCACCCGAGACCTCAACGTACTGGACACGTGTGGATGGACACTTTGAACCTACTGTATGTATGGTATCTCCTGCACTGGTGAAAATATTCGACGAGGTCTTGGTCAACGCCATTGATCAGTACTCTTTGCACAACAAGAAGGTCTCCGAGATTCGGGTCGAGGTTTCTGAGACCACAATTTCAGTTGAGAATTGGGGTGTCGCCATTCCCATCAAGAAGCATGACCGAGAGAGGGACGCCAAGGGTTCACCGCTCTGGATCCCCGAGCTCATCTTTGGTCACCTTTTGACGAGCTCCAACTATAATGACGATGAGCAACGGGTCACGGGTGGTCGGAACGGGTACGGGGCGAAACTGGCGAATGTGTTTTCGACCAAATTTTGGATCGTAATTAGTGATGGCAAGAAGACGTACCGTCAGATGTGGCACCAAAACATGAGCAAGTGTGACCCGCCCATCCTCGAGAACACGTCTGACGGGGTCTATGTTCGGGTCGGGTTCACGCCTGACCTCAAGAGGTTCGGCGGGATCGGGGACTTTGTGAAGGTGGCCGAGACGCGAACTTGGGACGCGGCTCTCTGGTGTCCCAAGGCCCGGGTCAATTTCAATTCAAAATTGATCGAGGTCCGAAACCTTGAGGACTATGCCAAGATGCACGGTCTTGTCGCCTATGGTTCCGTGACCTTGAAGACTGTGGATCCTCTGATGGATGTGGTCGTCGGGCACTCGACCTCGGGGGGTTTCCAACAGTGTTCATGGGTCAACGGTATCGCGACGACCAAGGGTGGGTCCCATGTGGACAAGGTGGTCAGTGCCCTCGTGAGCGAGATCCAAAAGGACAAGAGGTGTTCGACTTTGAAGCCGGCACAAATCAAGGCGTCCCTCTTTGTCTTTGTGCGAGCAGTCATCGTGAACCCGACATTCAGTAGTCAGACCAAGGCGGAGTGTACATCAAAAATTTCCGATGCTCCCAATTTTCCACCAAAATTCGTCAAGGATGTTCTCGCCACCGGTGTCTTGACTGACCTCATCGCACTGGGTCAGGCCAAACTGGACAAGGATCTCAAGAAGACAGATGGATCCAAGAAGTCTCGGATTACGGGTATCCCAAAACTGGACGACGCCAACTGGGCCGGCGGTCCCCGCAGTTCGCAGTGCACGCTTATCATCACGGAGGGTGACTCGGCGAAGGCTCTGGCCATTGCCGGTCTGAGCGTTGTAGGCCGAGACCGCTTCGGCGTGTTTCCACTCCGGGGAAAGCCTCGCAATGTGCGGGACGCTTCGGTAAAGCAAGTGACTGAAAACGAGGAGTTCAGTAATCTGAAGAAGATCCTTGGTCTCCAACATGGCAAAGTCTACAATTCTGTAAGAGAATTGCGCTATGGTCGACTCATGATTATGACTGACGCAGACTTGGACGGAAGTCACATCAAGGGCCTGGTCCTGAACATGTTCCACGTGTATTGGCCGAAACTCATTGAGTTGGGGTTTGTCGTGAGTATGGTGACACCTGTGATCAAGGCGGGCAAGACGTGGTATTTTACGGAGGAGGAGTTCAGGACTGCACAACAGTCGGCTCCGCCGTCTGGGGTGAAGTACTACAAGGGTCTCGGAACTTCGACGAGTGCTGAAGCCAAGGAATACTTCAAGCAGATTGATCGGTTGACGGTCGCCTTCAATTCTGATCCAAAAATGACAGAGTCTATGATGCTTGCGTTTGCCAAGGCTCTGACGGACGACCGCAAGGAGTGGCTCACGAAGCACATGGCGGCACCACCACCGGGTGTACCCTATGGCCAAGTGGACAAGCTCACAGTCACGGACTTTGTGCACCGCGACCTTGCCAACTTTAGTGCCGAGGATATCAAGCGAAGCATCCCACACGTCGCAGACGGTCTCAAGCCGAGTCAACGCAAGGTCATCTTTGCATGTCTCAAGAAGGGTCTGACGCAAGACATGAAAGTGGCGCAGTTGGCGGGGTACGTGGCCGAACAAACGGCGTACCACCACGGCGAGGCGAGCCTCCAAGGAACAATCATCAATTTAGCCCAAAATTTCGTCGGGGCAAACAACCTGAACCTTTTGGAGCCGAGCGGACAGTTTGGGACGCGCCTCGCAGGTGGCAAGGATGCCGCCAGTCCCAGGTACATCTTCACGCGTCTGAGCCCGTTGACAAAGCGCATCTTTGACCCGACGGATGCTCCAGTCCTCAAGTACGTGGTGGATGACGGCCAGCAGGTTGAGCCCGAGTATTATGCACCGGTCATTCCCACGATTCTCGTGAACGGCGCCGAGGGTATCGGGACCGGTTTCAGCTGTTACGTCCCTCCGTATGACGTGGAGATTATCAAGCACAACATAGAGTGTATTCTGAACCAAGTCCCGACCGTTCCGATGGTCCCACACTTCAAGGGGTTCAAGGGCAAGGTGACCAAGACGAAGGACCATACGTGGATGCTCGAGGGTCTTGTGTTTGGCGAAGGGTCTCGGTACCATGTGACTGAACTCCCACCGGGCAAGTGGATCCAGGACTTCAAGGAACACTTGGACGACTTGGTCGAAAAGGGAACCATCCAAAAGTACGAGAACCACTCGACGGAGACCCAACCAGACTTTCACATCTGGGGCGCCACCTTCACGCTCGATACCGCCCCCAAGGAGCTCGGACTCATCAAGACGATCCACACGAGCAACATGTACCTGATCGCAGGGAACGGCGCGGTGAAAAAGTACAATAGTCCCGAGGAGATTTTGGTCGACTACGTGGAGATCCGGCTCGGGGTCTACAAGAAGCGCAAGGCTTGGCTCCTCAAGGAATTTGATAAGGAAATTGAGTGGCTCAGTGAAAAGGCCAGGTTCACCACGGGGGTGATCCACGGGTCCCTCAAGGTTCTGAACGTGCCGCTGAGTCAGATACACGAGCAGCTCCGACGGGACAAGTACGCCGAGGCCATCTGGCCGAAGCTTCTGGACATCAAGACGTACCAGTACACGAAAGAGGAGGTGGACAAGCTCGTGGCTCTCGTGGCGAAACGCACGACGGATCGTGACGCGCTCAAGGCGACGAGTGTGGTTCAACTGTGGAAGAATAATCTGCGTGAACTGTAGAATGGCGGAGTTTGTACCGCTCCAAAAAGATCCGGTCCCTCCGGATTTCAAGGCGGCTCTCAAGGATTCAAACGTTATAAAGTTCGAGAGGTACGAGCAAAAGAACTTTATCGACGCGCTCAACAAATCGCACATCCTTGACTTGGAGCGAAGTATTCAAAACAAGATTATCCCTTTGCTCGGTGGGACCCGTGTGATGAAGCACGCTCGGGCGGTCCAGAAGCAAGTCCAGAGCCCGCCCGCGCCAGCGCCTGCACCGGCCGCACCACCACCGGTGTATCAGCCTGTCGAAGTCAACGGGTTTTTCAAGGTGTCTGGGCCTACGGAGGTGACCTTTTACGCGACGACACCCTGGCCGGGGTTCGAGGTGGGTCCCGGGTGGACCGGTATCGGCTTCTACGGGATCGTGGGGACTATCCACATCACCGGGTCGGCCAACACACCTGGCAAGGCCCAGGTGACGTCTCTGACCAGTGAAGAGTACAACTGGAAGTTTACGCTCCAGTCGGACACGGAGCAGTTCATCGAGGGTACGCGCCACGCGACGGGTGCACAGCTGTACCCCCCGAACCAGGTTCCCGTGCCTACACCGCAAAGGTCCGGTCCAGTGTATGGGAACTATTCCGTTCAGAATCACGTGCCCCAGATCAACTTCACGGCACCTCCCCCCGAAGGGACGGCGGTCGGGTGGTACGTCCTCGGTCTCCCGACCATAGGCGCGTGCAAGATTGAGTCGCTCGAGGGGTCCCTGGCCCGTCTTGGGCCCGTAGACGGACCCGTTCCGGCAAACACCGAAGTCCCCATCTTTATTCGGGGTGCCCCGACGATGGTGGTCGAGCCCAAGTACTCCACGGACTTTACACCGGCCCGGTTCTACACGAGCGAGCTTGAGAAGCGCAAGCCGATAGAAATCAATCCTAAAATTCAGGGCGGAAAGACGTACATCCCTTTGCGGGACCTGGGCACGGAGATTACGGACCAGCAAAAGGCCGAGGAAGGGTTCATAGACATAAAGAACCAGGGGTTCAGTTCGGGGTCCGTGCTGTCCCTGTACGCCGTGGGACCCCAAAACCGCCATCTCATGTCGACCAACTTTGCCAAGTCAGGATGGAACAACACGTACAAGCAGCACACCAACTTTGTGATGTATCAGCGCGTCACGTCGTTCCCTCCGCCCGTGCCTTCGTACCAGGGTCAGACGTACACCATCGAGCTCTTGCCAACGGAGGTGGGTCATCTCATTTCGAACATGTATTTCTTGTGCACTATTCCAGCCTCAAATTATTCCATCAACGAGAACATCGGCCGGGCACTCATCAAGCAAGTGGACTTTATGGTCAATGAGACGGTCATAGAGACCTTGTATGACGACTGGTACATCATCCGAGACCAGGAGTTTCTCGATGCCGATGAGCAGCTCGGTATGTACAACATCGTGGGAGGGTACAACTCGAGCATCACAGGCGCGTCCAACTTCAACGTCGTGTGTCCTCTTGAGTTTTTCTTTTGTCGGCGACACTCCCATGCGAATAAAGAGCGTGAAAAGCTCCGCAAGCCCTTCTTCCCCATGTGTGCCATGTGGAACCAGAAGCTCTACATTCGATTCACCTTCCACCCGAGTGCGTGGTGGTCGAGCAGCCCTTCGACGTTCGACTTTGTGAACCCGGTGCTTTTGACAGAGGAGATTTTGCTTGAAAATTCAGAAAAGCTCTATTACCAGAACACGCCTCTGCGATACATTGTGAACCGGGTCAAAAAAGAGTCGCCCGTGGCCTTTGGGGCGAGCGGGGTCTCGGGCATCTTTTCGGCGAGCACGGCCCAGATCGTTCAAGGGACTGTGAACCAGACGAGCATCCAGCTCTCGGCAAGCTTTCCGGTCCAGAGCATCTTCTGGTTCTTTCGGAACCGCAACTACGAGTCTGTCGTGAGTTCGAACGTGGCGACGCTCGGCCGGCCCGACGGCACGTACTATAATCAGAGGTACGACTACGGGTACACGACCAACTACATAAAGACGGGCGTCATCGTCAACTTCCCGTCGGCCAATAACACGCCGACCAGTTTCGTCGACCCCATCAGCACCGCCAAGATCACCCTGAATAACGTTGACATTCTGAGCACGTTCCAAGGGTCTCTGTACTACGCCTTCAAGCAGCCTCTTGAACATGGACTCTCGGTCCCTTCTAGAAACATCTATACGTACTCGTTCGGGTTGACTCCGGCCGAGTACAATCAGGGGGGTTTCCTCAATTTTTCAAAGTTAAATTCTCAAACAACGTCCCTTACGCTCACATTCAACCCTTCATATGCTGGACAGATATCTCAGGGGTACAACCTGTACCTGTTTTACTATGGATATTCTGTTCTTGAATTTGACAAGGGGTTTGCTCGGTTGGCGTTTTCTTAAGATACTCGATGATGCCATTGGATATGCACCATCGAATGAAGTTGAGTTGGGCCACGGTCGTCGTGAGACCCTGAAACTCGATGCGGGCCGTACGACAAAAGGGGTCGAAGAGCTTCTTCGAGTACCCGTCGAGGCTCGACTTGTATGCCACGTGGACCGTGAACATCTTTCCGTTCGGTGCGGTGTACGTGACGTGCTTCGCCTTGGCGTAATTGGTGACGAACCACTCGAGCTTGCGCAGAGAGGGCGTCGCCTTGGTCACCGTCTTTCCAAGAATGTCATGAAGCTGCTCGCGATTCTCGGGTTCGGAATAGAACCGCTCGAGGCTTTCGAGGAGAACCTGGGACTTGGCCATTACCATATGTAAAAGTCACGTCTCTAAGCTTCCCAAGGCGCTTTTTCAATGTCCGG